TAGTACATACAAGACGATAGAGCATCATTGCAAATCCAAATGATTTACTACCATCATAACTATTCCAGAACTGCATACCTAAAGCTACATCATCACCAGTTTTAATTTCACCTGATATATGATTAGATTTCATAGAATATACAAATGCTTTACCATTAAAGAATGTTTTATCATGAGTAAATTCAACATTACTTTCTTGTGCTACTTGTTCAGCAGCATCACGTACTTTATCATTAGATAATAACATATAGTTTTTACCTACTGTTCCTACCTCTTTCCAGCCTTTATCATCTTTATCCATTTGTACAGAAAATGCAGATGATGTTATACCATTATAATCTAAAGGTACTTTTCTAATTGGTGCATAAGGGTTCATCGTGGGATCTCCTTTATTTGTTGTTTAAGTTTATCTATTTCTAGTTGTAGTTGTTCTATTTTTTCTGTTGCTTTAAGTCTAAAAGCGTTCATACCTTCTCTCCAGTCAGCATGTTCTGTGATTCTATCATTTAGACGCATTTTTAACTTCCTTGATTTCAAGTGTTAATTCAGGCACTTTACCTAAATGTTCATTATTCATAATGATCTCTTTAACATGATCTTTACTTTTAGCATTTACTTGAATAGGATAAGAAAGCATTACATCGTATGTTTTCATTTTATTCTCTCCCTAAATATTGCTTTATTACCTTTGTCATCAGTCTCAATAATCACTCTTTTACCTGTGTGTTTACTAAGTCTCTCTTTTTCTATGATTAACCATTCAAGGTTGGTTATGAATGTTCCCTTATACCAAGTTTCTTCGTCAGGTGCTATCCATTTTGTAATTTGTATCATCCTATTCTTGCTCCATTTACATTTAATTCTAGATTCAAGCTTTCTTTTTCTCTATTAGCAGTACATACTACTTTTAAAGATTTGATAAGATTGTTATCATCTTTATATGGAGTCAAGGATAATACTTTATTAGCATTATAACCAATTCTAAATGATCCTTTAGCTGAAGTAATATCCATACCTTCATGAAATGCTTGTTTAGTAATTTCTGAAACAGCAAATACTATAACATTGTTTTGTATAGCTACTTCCATTAAGGCTTGAGATACTTCTTCTACTTTCATATTATTGTCAGACTTTTGAGATCTAAACAAACCCATATGGTCTACCACAACTATTTCAGGTTTATATGGTAACATCATAATACGTTTATTTAATTCATGAGCATAGCAACTGTTGTAATCTATGGTAAGCCAATCAAAATTCTCAGAAATCTCACTTGCATATTGTGCATAATGAGATCTCAATTCATCTTCATCCCAATTCTTATCCATCATTACAAACCTCATCCACATTTGACGTGGGGACATTTCCATTTCTATAAAATATGTTGGTCTTTTAAGCTTTTGAACCCAGCTTTGAAGTAACATAGTTTTCATAGATTTAGGAGGAGCTTGCAATATTACAACTTCACCTGGATATATAGGAAAATCTTCACCATATAATTTACCTATATTTACAGGATTATGATCTCTTGTCAAGAATTCAACTAACTCTTTTTCCATAGATTTAGCATCCATCATGTGTTGAGATTTCTTTGCTTTATATAGTCTGCATGTAGATTGACAATGGCTATCCATATGAACATCAGTGCATCCATAATTATAACCATTACCATTATGACCTTCATAGCAATCAGTTACTATTTTATCCATTTCAGCTTTAATAAAAGGACTAGATGCAACATCAACTCTTTGCCTCCAATCTTCCATTACTAACCTAACTACATGTTCAGGGTATCTCCATCTGAAGAATCCTGCTATACGTAAAGCTATTTGATGTCTAGAACCTTGTCCAGTACCAGCTAACATCTTTTGTATACAAGGATACCAGACAGGATCTGGATTTCTACCAAGTGTTACAGCTTCAAATGTTTTATCACTAGCAATTGACTTTCTTTTAAGTACATCAAATACAGGCTCACATTCTAATACTGCTCCTTTATATCCTCGCCTTATACTTTTAGCAATACTTTGTATTTCAACTATAGAGTTATGTAATTCAGAGTGATCTAATGGAACTTTATAAAGCTTAGACTTACTATTTAAAGTATTAACTAATCTTATAATTCTTGTCTTATCTGACACTGACACATCTGCATATTCATATACACCTCTAGCTTGTAATTCATCTTTAACTTTTAAATGTAAATCTGGTGCAGGTTTCCATCTAAAAGCAGATCCAGGTATTCCTACATGAAATCCAGTTCCAGAGAAATAGATTTGATAAGGTATACATAAATCATCTAACAATATAGTTAAACCTATTGTTTTTTGTCTTGCTCTTTCGGGGTTCTCTCCATCAACATCTAACAAGAACTCATCAGGCATATATAATAATCCATCAAATCCTGATAAAGTTTTATTTTTAGCATAATAATCTTTAACCCCATCATCATAATCATATAAAGACATATA